GACTCGAGTCACGCATTGTGCGCTTCCCAAACCATGTGATGCAGGTTATGACAGGTATAGGTAGGTTTCGTCGACGTGTGTTTCGCTCTGGACCGGGTTATCTCTCGGTCAATGGCGGCACCGTCGAAGTTCCCCACCCCTGGAGTGCCTCTGAGTGTACGGACATCATCAAAGATTTTGGTGGTGTTCATCCTCTGGAGATATTCCATGATGTTTGGGACCAGGTTGGCACGATTACGACGACTGATCCTTCAACTTTTGCACAGTTGAAGAATTATCCGTTCGAAAATCAAGCCATATTTCCTGGTCACAACATAGATCCTGTCGTTCCTAGTGATACTGAAGTCATCACCAAGACAATGGCACGTACGAACCCTTCCAGACCGGAAGTGTCCATACCGCAATTTCTTGCTGAGTTGCGGGATATTCCCGCGATGCTTCACCTCAAGGGGCGGAAAACAATCGATGGTCTTCCCGGCAGTAGTGCCGTGGAACAGAACTTCGGTTGGAACCCGCTCATTGACGACCTTAAGAAGATGAGTGCGTTTACAGCCCATGTCGCCAATCGGCGAGCTGAGCTCTACAACCTACACGCTTCAAAAGGGTTATCACGAGGTATGACCGCCTTTTCGGAGACGGTCAAGAACAACGAACCACCCACTACCTTTAATTCCGCTTGGGGACACCCCGTTGGAGGATTTGTTTCCTACACCGGTTTTGTCAAAAAGTGGGGTAGTGTGCACTGGATCCCGTCGCTCCCCTCTCAAAGAGGAGCTTTCGGAGCCTTGCCCGAGAATGAAAACATTAAGCTGACCGTTGAACAAACGAATCGGCTTAACAGTTACACTCAGGATGCAAGGTTTCTCGTGCATGGATGGGACTCCTCAGCGGCTGCTATCGCTAGCACCCTCTGGGAGCTCATACCGTGGTCCTGGCTAGCTGACTACTTCTTTAACGTCGGCGATTACCTTGCGGCTAATCGTAACGGCGCTAACGCTGTAGCTGAGCTAGGCTGCGTAATGACCCACCATAGGACTGTGGCACAACAAGTTGTGACCTCATCCTGGCCGTGGTTCACTACGGTTGCCGGTAGACATAGAATCGATCAAAAATATCGAGTCTTGGCTACCGCTGGCATCACCGCTACTGTGCCCTTCATTTCGATAGGGCAATTGGTGACTATGTCATCACTTGCTCAATCCCTAGCAAAGGGCTAGAGCAAGTGTCGTCTACGACGACGTAATTGACATAGGAGACTGCCTTATGGCCTTCGGATCGACTGCGACAATCACCATCAACTCGGTGGCGAAAGTCCTCAATCGAATCAACCAAGACAACTACGGTAGCGAGTACTACCTTCGCTCGTCAACTGACGAGTACCGGATGAAAATCCGGCATTCGAAGGAAGCACCTCAGGCCGATGGGCGTCGTTTCGATCGTCACAACGTCGAAATTACGCACAAGGTCTACGCTACTTCAACTACTCCCGAGATCGTCCGCGTCGACTCGAACACCATCCGGTGTTTCGAAACCGACGACTTGACGGCCGCGGGCTACCTTGTCGCTGGTGCCATCGATTATCTCGATAGCTCCACCGTTCAGGGTGACCTGCTTACCTGGCAGAGCTAAGCTCTTCCAGACTGCAGAAGTAGTTGCGGCGAACCCTCACACTCAGTGTGGGTCCACTGTGGATGTCTTCGAAGGCCCTAGGATTCATTCGTCAACTTGGGAGTTAACGATGAACAAAGGCCTAGTAGACAGTCTTACAGGACTCACTCGGAGTATCCTTGCGGATATCTCTGAGTATCATCCTAACCTTCAGAAGGGGTTTGGGCGCGATTTATTGCGTCTCGAATCCCTTACATCGAACCACAAGGAGAAGGTGTTCACCCTCTTCTTGCCGGCTCTGGGCAAGATCTTTGATCAAGCCCTCGAGTCGGGAGTTCTTGCCTTCAATGGTGAACCTCTCACGAGGTCCATCAATAGAAGGACCACCATCCCTAGACTTTTCCAGGGAATGTGGAAACTCTTCTTCGATGATTCTGGATGTCTGAAGCATCACATCTCTCCGGATGATAGTCGCTTGATGCGGACTTTATTGTTCGCATTCAAGAAATACCGCCTAGAGTGTTCTCCTTCTTCCACCATGAAGGTAGTAGAGGAGTACTATGATGTGGACCAAGCTTTGCCGCCTCCTTCCCAGGAATGGGATGGATCTGGTGACAATCTCGCTGTTATGCGTAGTCGGTCTCTTCTTGATCGGCTTGCATATCATGGAGGCCTCTTCAGAGAAACTTCTTCCTCTGGAGAAGACGCCTGGTTGCTATCGATTACCCAGTCCTTGGGTGACCGAATATCTAGTCTGTTGGGGGAATTCAATCCCCTTCAAGCTAGATTCAGACATGGACCTGGTGCCGTATCAGACCTCAAAACTGGAAGAGGGTATAAATACCTTTTCCCAGAATGGGGTCCCCGTCTGCAGTATGTGTTCCCTGCGTCTGAGTTTGCCTTCGCAAACTTATCAGAAGCCGTGAACACTGATGACTATGAGTCTGCTGGTCTCCCTCTTCGCGAGGGAGCCTCCAGACTCTATGCTGTACCAAAGACGCAGAAGGGCCCTAGGCTTATAGCCTCGGAACCCACCTGCAATCAGTGGTGTCAGCAATCCGTTAGGGATTTCCTTAACGGTGCCATCAAATCCAGTATTATTGGAGAGTCCATCGACTTTAGTCGACAGGACCTATCCGGTAATCTGGCTCTTTCTGCATCTGTTGATAAGTCTCTGGCTACCGTCGATCTCTCTTCGGCGTCAGATAGGTTGTCTTGCTGGCTTGTTGAACGGCTATTCCGAGCAAACAGCTCGGTACTAGCCGCCTTCATCGCCTGCAGGACTCGCTATATTATCAACGACATTGACAAGAAGTCCCCAAAGCTCTACAAGCTTCGGAAATTTGCGTCAATGGGCTCGGCACTTACCTTCCCCGTGCAGTCTCTATCCTTCTATGTTCTCTGTGTCTCTGCTGGCGTTATCGCCACCAGGACCAAGGTGCATAGTTGGAGAAAGATAGCTCGGCAGGTCCGGGTTTACGGGGACGATCTTATCGTTCCCGTATTGTGGATGCCCGTCTTAGAGAGGCTCTTCGAGCTTCTCTACCTCAAGATTAATCGTTCCAAGACCTTCGTGAAAGGAAACTTTCGCGAGAGTTGCGGGACAGACGCCTATAATGGAGTAAATGTGTCTCCAGGACAGGTGCTTGAGGTTTTTGACGAGTCCGATCTTGGTACCCTGCAGGGAGTAGTAGACTGTTCCAACAATCTCTTTCTAAAGGGATTTAGGAACACATCGAACTACCTCCTGTCACCAATCCCCAGTGGAATCAGGAAACTGATTCCATGGGTCAGTCCAGGGTCCACGTCCTTCGGTCTCAAGACTAGCAGTGGC